GCTGGCGGCACTGAATGCTCAGGGGCGAACGGATCTGCTTGAAGTGGTCGACGCGCGAAGTGGTGGGCGCTCGACGATCATCACGAGCCAGTTGCCGGTGGATAAATGGCATGACTACTTGGGTAGCGCAAATCCGACCGTCGCCGATGCCATTCTGGATCGGCTGACAAGCGGTGCGGTGCGTCTGCCGATGCGTGGCGAGTCGATGCGAAAAGTGCGGGCGCGAGAAACTGGGACGGCCTGATGTTCTGGCCTACTTTGACCCATTACGGGTGGGCAGTTTCAATCAGAACAGCCGGCCAGTTTGTGGCATTACAGGTGGACAGTTTCCATCATAACGGGTGGCGATATTGGGTCAGAATACGCAATCGACGCTCAAGCTGCCTGAGCATGAGGCGACGAGTTCGCCGGCTGATCCGTGCGACTCTGACGAATCTGCTGGCTGACCAGTCGTGCTTGACCATCTCGTAGGGCATTCGATCTTTGCCTTTTCGCCGATATACAGGCCCATCTGGCGCGGCTTGCCTCATCATCCACGCCCCCTCGAAGCGGTGTCGGCCGACAGTCACGCCACGTCGTGTTTGTCGAGGTTTGCCGAGGCGGTTGGCTTCGATGGCGTTCAGGCCAAGCCACACCTTCCCGGTGTCGCGAGATCGAAGGAAAAAATACAGGCGCTGCCTGAGCAGCTTCTGCGGGATTTTCGTTTCCTTGCTGACGGCTTTCGCCGTCTGGCTCTTGATCCAGTTCGCCGTCTTTCGCAGGGTGCGCCTCCATGCGTTCTGCAATGCCGACGGCGGCAAGCCGCGCAGCAGGGCGAATGCCTGATTAACGTCGATCTCGACCTTGAGCGTTTCGATCATGTGGTGGGCCTCAGAATCAGCACGGTCAATCCGGTGCCGTCCGGTTCGATGGCAACTACCTCGTAACCAAGGCCGTCGAACACGACAACTGCTCCCTTTTCAACGCCGCCAGCCGTGACACCGTTCCCGCGCTGCCGTGCGCCTGCACCGTAGGCGAGTCGATGCGCTTCAATCGGGTTCAGTCCCAACCATACTTTTGCGGTCGACGGGCTTTTCAGGTAGAAATTCAAACGATCCCGCAACACCTTGAGGGGGATTTGCTTCTCCTTGCTCACCTCACGGCCCACCAGCGTTTTCACGTAGTTGCCGGTCTTTCTCAGCGTCCTGCGCCATGCCGCCTCTGCCTGCGCTGGCGAGAAGTGCTTGAACATTTCCAGCACCTTGTCGGCGTTGATGTCGATGCTGATTTGGCTCATGGGTTACTCCGGTCAGAAAAGAAAACCCGCCCAGCTTGTGACCGGGCGGGCCAATTCACCGCAAGGAGAGAGGTTGATGCACACCCACGCAGCAAAGCAAAAAGCCCGGTAGCTTGTGGCTTACCGGGTTTTGGACGGAATTGCTTCGAGAATGGGAAAAATTAGACCACTTTGTCCCAGAACGGTCAAGCGGGAATTACAGATATTTCTAACTGCCTGCCCAATTTGCTCAGGGCGGCGGCGAGGGTATCGATCTTGGTGGTGTGGTGCAGGTCTGTCAGGCGCTGAACGTCCTGGGGACGAGTGCCGAGACGGCGGGCCAATTCGGAGGCTGTCACTTGCTGAGCCAGCATCTCATTGAGCAGCAGCACTTTGGCGGCGATGCTGGGGGGCAGTTCCACCAGTCGCTCACCGGGAGCCGACTTGGAAGGCAGCGGCACGGTGCGGCGATCCTCGAAATAGAAGTCCATTGCCGATAGCAAAACATCCTCAGCCATTTCCATTGCCTCGGTTTCGCTGTCGCCTTGGGTGATCGCTTCTGGAATGTCACGGAAGGTGACGACAAAGCCGCCTTCCTCTGCGGGGTCAAACTTGGCCGGGTAGCGCATTTTCTCTTTCCTTTCCGATGTGCGGTGCAGGGTGCCAGCCCCTTGCGGGGCGGGTCTCCTATTTCAGCTTGAGTTGTTTCTTTACCCCTTCAACCAACCCTGTTTTCAGTTCTGCTGAAGGGTGCCTCGGCAAGTGGCTTTGTTGTCCGTTGAGGAAAACCTTCAAGTGCCTTGTGCCGTCCTTGAATGTCGCCCCCCATCCCCGCATCGCGCTCGAGCTGCGCGTCGAGCTCGGCGAAGGCCGGCGACGCGGCGGCCGGGAAGGAGACCTACGACAAGAAGTGTGCCAGTTGTCACGGAGCGGCCGGCAAGGGCGACGAGAAGCTGGCT